CCTGGCAATGGTCAACAGCAGCGACGGATACGGCCGTTACGCCGTTTACAGCGACAATGGCCACACAGCCTGTCAATGCGAACACTGGCAATCCCTCGTGGCCCCGTTGACCCAAAGCGGGCGTCGCGTCTGCAAACACATCGCCGCTATGTACCTCTGGAAATTCACCAAGGAAGATCGCTTCTAAATTTATTTACAAAGTGGGGCAGGCAACTGCCCCCATAACATTCCCTACAAGGAGACCCAATATCATGAGTAAAAAAGATGTAGCAGTAGTAGAACCCCAGGAAACGGCCGTTACGTTTTTCCCGATTAACGACGTGCCGAGCAAGGCCCCGGCCCCACTGCTGGACCTGAGCAACCCGAATCTGTCCTTTGATGACTTGTTCCCCAGTAACTATTTCAGCATGGAGGATTTGGACGCCTGGTTACGAGAGTACGACGCCGAGAGCCGCGTTCTCACCGTGACCGGGGGTACTATCGAGTACGTTTACGATCCCGAGAAAGGAGAGGAAACCGGCGAATATAAATTCTGCTTATCTTTCGCAGAGGTGCCCACGATGCTGGTAATCAACAAATCGCGTGGTCAGCAGCTGCGGCAAATGACCGGCTCGCCGTTCCCTCGCGTTTGGATCACGGTCGGACGAATCGCCATCAAGCCCGGCATCAGCAACGGCAAAGCGCAAATCATCATTACGGCCGTTCCCGGCAGCGACCCCGTTCCCGCCAACGGCAGCGGCAAGGATTGGAACAGCCACACCGACAACGAAATCGACGAAATGTTTAGCTACAACAAGTAACCACCTCGCCGGGAAAGGAGCAACCGCGAGCCGGGGCGCGTAATCCCCGGCAAAGGAGACATAATGCAAACCGCAGTTCAACAAGACAAGAAGCCGCCAGTCGATCCGGAGGCGGAACCGAAGCTGCCCCTGACAAAAGAAGATCAAATCGAATGGTTCAAGCGCCAGGCCGAAATTGACCTGGCTGCTCAGAAATTGTTCCAGGGAAGGAAACCGACATGATCAACGAACAATCCAATAAAACAGTCTGGGTCATGCACCCAGACGAAAACGTACCCGTCGAAGCCACCAAAACCGGCTACTACCTGCAAAACGGCCGTGCCGTGGGCCTGGAACTGCAATTCCCCGACGGCCGTAAAGTCGGATTTACCTACGACGAAATCCGCAGCAGCATGGCGCAGGCGGCGGAGATTTTTTAACCTTTTTATTGTGAGTAGCGTGTAAAACGGCCGTTTGGCCAAAGGAACCGAAATGGCAACAACTGAAGAAAAGGAAAGTTTAGTCAAACTCTTGGAGGGAGCCGGGATCGCCGAATGCGGGCCGACAGAGTACGCAGCTTATCCCGCCGCCATCCTGCTTCATCAGTCCGATCTCTGTAGGGCGATTGAGGCGGTGCTTTCCGCAGGGGTTTATCTACCAACGGTTAAATGGCACGGCAAACGGCCGGTTATTGTACTGGCCAACCGACAGTAAAACGGCCGTAACCCGGCCCCAGGCCGCAGCGGGCGGCAAAAGGAATCCATGATGACTAAGCAAAAACACACACCAGGACCCTGGGCGGCAAATGAATACGGCAGCCACATCGAGGTTGCGACAACTGCCGCCAACGTCCCATTAATAAGCCCACCGATTGTTTCGTGGCTCGGCTTCGATGACGCGTTCAGGAAAAAAGCCGAACACCGCGCCAACGCCAAACTGATTGCCGCCGCGCCCAGCCTCCTCGCAGTTGGCGCTGAGGCCCTGGAATGGCTAGAAAATCACGCCTGCGACGAAAGTGACCCCGGCGTGATGAGCTTAATTAAAAATCTTAGAGCGGTTATTGACACAACGATTTAGAACAAAAACGGCCGTTTCCCCACCTCGTCAAAAGCAAAGGAAACGGCCGCATCACGAGGAACTAAACCCATGACAAACAAATCATACCATAATCCCCACTCAGATCACGAGCGCCAGCTGGCCCAGACCGTGGCCCGTGAGGCCATCGAAATCCTCTACGGCCCCAAGCAGCGGTCCAACCGCCGCGCCGGTTGCCTCATTGTCACAATCGTGGCCACCCTGGTGGCTGCCGTCGTTATCGCGGGGTGGCTGCTGTGAAGACAGTCATCAATATTACGAGGCACCGCAATACCTACCTGCGCACCCTGACCCGCGACGGCGTGCAGGGTAAACCAGGCATCATTCCCCGCGAGTTGGCGGAGGAAATAATCCGGGCCAACAACGCAGGCAAGTTGCCTATGGAATGCAATCTGGATGTAACCACGCCCCGGCGCTGGTCCTGGCAGGTCGAGGTCGAGGAGGAGGTGATTGATGCCTGACCCCAACCTGGCAATCATCAACCTGCAAACCGGCGAAATCACCCCGCTCGACGAATGGCTTCATGACCACCGGCGGCGGCAGCTGCAGCTCATTTTGGCCCAGCTGGGTAGGGGAGGGGCAGGGGAGGGGGTAGACCCTGACGAAATGGCGCGGGCGCTGTTTGCGCGGCGGGAAACACCCGGTTAAAATACCCTATCCCCCCCAAGGCTGGCACGCATCAAAAACCCCCTGACAAATTGTCAGGGGGTTTTTGATGCCGGAATCGCATACGGCCGTTGCCAAATCAGCGCCCGCGCCACCTCCCCCAAAAACGGCCGTTCCCCCCACTTTTCGCAACCACACCGCACAATCCAGCGCAATAGATTGCGCCGGTGCTGTGGCGGCAGCAGCGGCTGCTCATCCCCCAGCACGTCGGCCGCCAGTTGCGCCAGGTCCGGCAGGTCGGCCGTCTCCAGCCGGATAAAATCACCCTGATGGTGTTCTGGTTCGGCGTCGGTGAGCACACGGCCGTAGCCGCTGCCTCTGTGGTAGATTTTGAGGACGCGCAAGGTGCTTCTCCTCCTTTGGTTTCCGGTTGTCCGGTTGTGCCCGGTTGTTCGGTTGTTGGTACGGCCGTATGCGCCTGGTTGCTTTGCGGAGTGGGGCGCACCCCTCACGGCCGTTGTGAATCGAATATTTGACCAGTTTTGAAAATTTAAGGTTCGGGGTATTGACACCGTTACGTAACGGTGCTATAATTCCTACATCAAACAAACAATAGCCAAACGGCAAAGGAGCAACAAAATGAACCAGAAAATGAACCAATGGGCAGAGCAAGCAAAATCATTATTCCCAGCAGACGCAACAATGCCAGACGGAACCACCCGTCACCAATTTATCGATGGTAAATTGCAAAACGCACTAAACATCTACGACCCCGCAATTGCCAAAACGTGCGAATCCAGATTCTTGGCAGACATGAATACCCAGGCCAGAATTGCCTATCGCCGTGGTTACCAGAGCGAAATCAGAGAAATTAAATAATCAAACGACCTGGGTATGTCAGAAAACTACCCAAAGGCAATCTAATGAAAAAATACAAGGTCACTCTAAAATGGGAACCTGATCCAAATTTCGGTACACACCTGGCCAATCGCAAGCCGGGCTATCAATCCGAGGTAGTTGTGGCCGAATCCCCCGAAGCCGCCACAGCGTCGGTATTGTCTGGATACGATTTTGTAGGTGACGCTCGCTATCCCAATGAGATTCTTGTCAACGAAACTGATGAGGAGGTGGGATTACAGCCATACGCCACTGATTACGACTACACCAAGTCACAGCGAATCCGCAAACGCCGCGATATTCTGAATGAAGTGGCCCGCGCCGCTGGCTGGGCCAGTTGGTCGGAGTATGCAACGGCCGTAAAAAACGGAGAGGTACAACTGCCGCAGAAATAGGTCAAATATTCGATTGTAAAAGTACAGCCCGGCACCCCGCCGGGCTTTTTCATTGCCTACCCCAAGCAGCCAATCACCTCCCGCTTAATATCCGGCCGCTGCCCCGGCCCGTGCTCCTCGCTAATCTGCGAGCTGCCCCACTGCGAAACCCACTTCACACGGCCGTATCCCGCACACCAGAACTGCCGCTCGCTGTTCTCCTGCACCTCCAGTACGTTTGCCAAAATAATGCCGTTGGCAAACGTCATAGATTCATGGAGCGCTACGATGGTGGTTGCGTTCTCAGCGGCCCCGCTGTTCTCAGCGTGCGGCTGGCAGTTGTCCTTGCGGTAAAACTGCACCGTATGCCCACCATCTCGGAACGTTTCACCGATCGCCATGAACCGGCGATACTTCGGAGCCAGGCCCGCGCTCTTACGGATTTTATAATAGCGCTCTGTGCCGTCGCTGGCGTTGGCCGGCGACGTATCCGTGTCCAGGCAGATTACCTCCTCGATCTCACCATCCACCACTATTTTCACCAGCCGCCACAATTCCCAATGTCCCTCATTCTCGCCCTTGGCGATGTACCAGGCGTTGGCGTCTGTCGGGTGCGGCTGGACCTGGTTGCGCTCCTGACCGCCGCTGGCATGTTGCATCTCGAAGATACGGCCGTCGCCGCGCAAAAATTGGAGCATATCGAGCTCGGGTTCCGGCTCTGGCTCCGGCTCTGGCTCCGGCGCTGGCTGGGCCGCACTGCCAGCCACGTAGGGCAACCACGCCGCCCACGTGTTACCGGGGCATTGCGTGGCCGCCCCCGGCATTTGCCGATGGCCCAATACGGCCGTCACCGTCGGCAGCTCCCCACGTAGATGGGCCACCAGCGCCCTGGCTGCGTCCTGCTGCGCTTGCGGCGGTGCGGCATTGGTAAAGTCGCCTTGCAGCGTTACGCCCACACTGATCGCGTTTTCATCGCCTGGAGCGGCCGCGCTGCCCGCATGGTAGCTTTTTGTTTCCAGGTAGTTTGTTTGGAAGATACGGCCGTCGTCTTTAATCACAAAATGGTAGCCAATGCCCGGCCAGCCGTTGCTGTCCACATGATAGGACGCTATGGAGGCAATGCTGCGATCTGGTGGACTGACGGTGTGATGGATGGTCAATGTGGTGATGCCTGACAACGGCCGCACCGCATATTTGAGCGTGGCGTGTTTGGGCAGCTCGTCCACAATGTCGGTGATTTCCAGCGTTGGGATAGGGGGATACAGCGGCTGCCAACTGTATCCCGCCGCCTCCACCAGGTCCACGGCCGCATCGTCCCGATCCGGATGAGAAAACTTGACCAGCGATTCTTCATTGCCGCCGCCCAGAACGGTCAGCATGTCATCATGGCTGGCCGTCATCGTGTGCCGGAACGGGTAGGCGGTGGCGGCCGCTTCCTGCCACTCTTCGGCCGTCACGTCCTGGGCTACCTTCACCACAATCGCTTTATGCTTCTCCATTGGTTGCTCCACCTCCGGGGGTGCCCATTTCGGCAGCCCCTTATAAAGTTTTGGTTCGATTTGCTTAAAATAGGCCGTGTAATCGGCATTAAACTCGCTGCCGCCCGTTTCCCACCAGCACAGGCCAATCAGCAGCCCGCTTTCGGCATACGGCCGCAGCGCCGCCTCCCAGCCTAAAACCTGCTGCTCAAAACGGCCGTAATCCACCACACCGTAGCCGGCCTCAAGCCCACATTCAGTGAGGATGACCCCACCGTCGTACCCGGCCGATTGCAAATACTCCAGTTCCTGAATGACCCGCGCCGGCTGGCCAGGTTTAGGCGTGCCGTCCGGCAAAACCAGGTTGCCGGTGCCGGGAATGTCTTTACCAGCGGCGTCTTTGTCAGCCTGGCCATAAACGTGACGGCCGTACACATGCCCCCAGGTTTCCCACGCTTCGATAACAAACGGTGCAATAATTTGCTGCCACAACGCAAAATCACCCGGCGTGCCCCCGGCCAGGTTGCCCACGCAGCATTTATAGCCGTCGGCACCGGCCGCCCAGCTAATGGCCCGGTCAATATCCACCATGCGCTGGATGGCCCACGGGTCATTACCGCCCTGTTCGTTTTGGATAATTCGGTAATGGGTTGGGTTTTTGTCCCAGGCGGCGCGAAAGCTGCCGCCGTTTTCCGTGCGCTCTTTGAGCCAGTAGCGGCCGTACTGGTCCCAGGTTACAGCACCTGGCTGGAACGTGTGGAAGTCAGGGCTGGTTTCACCGTTGGGGAAAACGCGGGTATCGCGCAGCACAGTGATGGTGTCTGGGAGCTGCTCGTCACCGCCCAACCCCACGCCGTTCAGCGAGACCACCGCCCGCGCCGGGTACTGTTCGATGCCGTTAGTTCGCATGTGGAGCCCGGTTAAACCGACCATCTAATCAATCTCCTCGACGCGAACCATGTCGGTGTGCCAATCCCAAACCAAATCGTGCATAGGGTACGGTGACAGCACATCAACCGGCACGACCCAAACGCCGTAGCCGTCGTGGTAAAACGGCTGCCGGTAACTCTCCAGGCCAAAATTATCATAGCAGGCAACTTGTAGCTCCTGACCCTGCCACACAAACGATACGGCCGTTGTCCAGTAAAATAATGTCCAATCCTGGATACACGCCCCAACTTTTTGCGCGTGGTCTGGTGACGTTGGCTGCATGTTGGCGTATGCCTCTGGGCTGCCGTCGGCTTGCCCGTTCCACGGTATGGGCTCACCGTCTGGCCCAAAAAACCAATATGCCGTAACGGACAGCGGCATTTGTCCGATTGGCGGTACGGCCGTTACCGTTTCCACAGCGCCGCTGATTGCGAACAGGATACATACGGCCGTTTGGCATAGGGGGACTATCATCTGCGCCTCGTGGCTAGCGTGACAACAATCCAGCCGCCCAACAGCACAACAACGACAATTCCAACGGCGGGCAGACGTCCGCTAAGATATTCAGTAGCTCAATTTGCTGACCCGTTTGAAGGGGTATCATGTATCATCCTCACTATCTGGATTCAAGCGCCAGACCCATTTCGGCCGGTCGCCCTCCAGGAATCCAATGAATACATCCATTGTTTTGCGCCGGTAAAAATGCCCTACCAGCGCCTGTATCTTGCCCCGCTTTTCGTCACCACCCAGGGATTCGTAATCGACGCCCATGTCAAAACAGAGCTGTGCCAATTCCGCCCGGCTGTAGGCTTGCGTCATTGTGGCCGCGAGGTGACCGGCCTGGGCCTTGCGGCGGCTCTCTTTCAGCCGCCCGGTATCGGTCGGCCGTTTGGGGATGATAAAAACCCCGCTGTCCGACTCGTTGACGACGGCCGTCATTTCTCGGGCAACCGATACAACGCTCTCCAGCGCCGTAAAACGAGCCTCGTGTTGCTCAAATCTTCGACCGAGGCGGATAGCCAGCTTTTGAAGCCAGTCGGCAAGACCGGCAACTTTTTTTTTGTGTCCTCAGAGCGTTTCAGCACAACGGCCAGGCCGCCGCCTATCTGGTCCACCTGCCGTTCGACCGTTTCCAGGCGCTTGCTGATCTCCTCCTCGAACGCCCGGAAACGGCTGTCCAGGCGGCCGTCCAGCCGTTCAACGGTCAGCGATAGCCGCTCGACGGCCCGGATCAGGTCCTCGTCGTCACTCATCGGCCGTTGCCTTGAGGTTTTTGATCACCGACTCTAGAAAGGCCACGCGGGCACCGAGGTCGGCAACCTGATCCTTTAGCTCTTTTATGTCGCCCTTTCTACGTGTGGCTAAATCCTGCCACACTTCCGCCATTGCCTGAGCGTGCGCCAATTTCTCCGTCGCCTCTATAAGGCGCTCTTGGCAGCGCTGCAAATTCACCGTGTCAATGTCGGCCAGGGCATTGGTTACGGCCGCATGTACGGCCGTTTCCAATCGCGCATTAAAGCCGGGGAAGAGTTCCTGATCAGGTGTCATGATTCGCTCCGAGGTACGGCCGTGCCTATCCCATTACGGTTTCAATCTGCGCCACCTGCTCGGGAGTGCTGTTTGACATCGCTTCCACCGTTGCCTTTTTCACCGTGGCCCGGTTCCAGATGTAGACTGCCACGGGGATGATCATAAAAACACCCGTGATTACGGCCGCTAGCCCGCTTTGCAGCTGCTCGCCTTCCAATTCAGGCAGCAGACCCAGCCCCACGGCCGCGCTTACTATCGTTGTCGCCAACGTCAGCCAAAACTCTGTTGTCTTATATCCTGGTTTCATTGTTCAAATCTCCTTAAGTTAAAGTTAGTTAAAATCCTTCACTGCGCCGCGCCACCAAAAACTCCAACGAGGCTGGCGGCTCCTCGGGAACCGGCGTCAAAACATCCTCCATCACGTCATAGCTGTTTTCTTCCAGCAAAAACGTGCGCACCCGATCCACCTCACTGCCCAGGGTAGGGGGCAGGTTCCTGATGTTCATCGTCTGCCCCGCCCGCGCCAACCACTTCGGCGCAATCGCCCCCGTCTGGTCCATCAAATAATCCGGCTGAAGCTCAGAGCGCGGTTTCACCACCCGCCCGTCTTCCAACGCCGCATCCCGGTGTTTACCCGCCTGTGTGCTGCTGGTGGTACTGGCGCCAATCACCCCGCGCCTCACAATACCGTACTGCGCCTGGCTGGTGGCATCATCGGCTACGGCCGTGCGCAGCGTCCGGTTGTTGGCGTCCTGGTAGCTGGCGTACATGCTGTTGCGCAGCAGCTCCAATGTGCTGTTGACGGTCAATTCATCGGCATCGATGGCCCACACCTGGGAGTCGCTGCCCTTCGGTCGGAAATGGAGCTTCTGGCCCTCCCACACGCCAACCTCCCATAGGCGCGGCGGCGTCTGGTTGTCACCCAGGCCCGCCAGCTTGGTGGCGATGTCGCCGGGGTATTCGTCTTCGTACACCTCGTCGAGGAGATCGAGGCCGGGGGATTCGCTCAGGGCCGTTGAGGCGGAGAGCTGATCGGGGTTGACGGCCGTTACGTGGCTCACCAGGTCGCTGATTATCTGATCGGCATAGACTACGTGCGCGTGGATCGTGGTGGTGCCGCTGTAACCGTTGGCAAAATCGGCCGTGAAGGTTGTGGCGGTAACGGCCGTTACCGTTACACTTTCGCTGGTGGCTGCCCCATTGGCAATGACCAGGCGCTGGCCCACGTAAATTCGCGCCATGCTGGCGGGGGTCACCACGCGGGCCGCGCCTGCTGTGATCGTGGTGGAAGTGGTGGTGTTCACTGCATTGGTCACACTCGTGACCACTCTCACATTGGTTATTTTCACATAAGCTGCACCGGTTTCGCCGGTATAATTAGCCGCTGTTGTGTTGAATAAAAAGCGAAACGTAAGGGACTGGCAGGAAGAAAGCAGCCTAAAAACCGATCTAGATGTTGGCGAGCCAGCGGACGCCAATGTGTATTCGGTGCTAATGTAGCCGTAGTTTGCATCCCGCCGGTCCATTACCAGCGTCCAGTTGGACGGCGCATCCATTTCAATGTTGAACAGGACACCCGAGATGTTTCTGGTGCTGGCGTTGGGGATTCTGATACCCCAGATGGCCTGGCTGGATGTCCCAAAATTCTCGTTTTTTCGAGGCGCAAAATACAACCGATTATTATTGTCTAATTCGTACCGCTCGGGTGTCAGGGAGCTGCCAGTAACCACCCGCCACCCCGCCGTCCCACTCTTCGACCACAGCGCCGTATACGGCACATCGAACAGCGCCCGCCACGCCCCAAACGCCGTCACCTGCAAGCCCGTGCCATCCTCGGCAATGACCACGGTTGGATCTTCCAGCCTCCCCTCCCACACCACACCACAACCATAATTCAGGCTCAGCCACTTCGCCTTGCCCTGCTCAGATATGGCAAAAGCCAGCTCTAGCGGCATCGGCACAAAGCAAGTAAGCGACCGGAAACCGTGACGGCCGTTGTCAATCACGCAGTCGGTGGCGTCGGAGAGGTCGGCGATCAACGCGCCGCCGGGGGATTCGTAGAGTTGCAGGGCGAGGGGGATCATTCGTCTATTGCCTCATTTACGCGCCAATTGGCCAAAATCGTTTTGTCTTTCAAACCGCTGCCATAGGTGGCAATAAATTGCACCTGAAATACGCCCACGGTGCCCACGTCAACCACACCATAGGCCCAGGTGAAAATACCGGACGCGGCCGTAACAATCGCCAGTGTGCCGTCAATCGCCCGGATGCTTGCGCCGTTTCGGTCGCTGATGTAGCCCGTCAGCGTGGCCCCGATCAAATCAACGGCGTTGCCGTCCGAATCTGACCAGGTGATTTGCTGGGCCACATACCGCGCCCCCTGTACCGCTTCAGCCAGTGCCATAATTCACCGCCTATGCCGGATCGGGGATCGTGATGTCAATCGCCGCCAGCGTAAACACATTGCCACTGGTCACGGCCTGGGAACTGGCCAACGTTTGCGCCGCCAGCAGCCGCGTACCGTCCACCAGCGCCCAGTGTGTTGCCGTATCTGTAGCGGTCACGTTGCCATCGGTGATGGCCGAAACAACGGCCTTACGGCCGTTGGCGTCGCCATCGGTTGGCGCGCCAACCGTAGGCGCGGATTTGTTCCCCAGGGTGAACGTGGTCACGGCCTCCGTGCGCGTGGTCGGTATCTGGCTGCAAATGTGCAACTCTTTGCTGGTGGCGTCCGTCAGCACTTGCAGGCCGTCATCCAAAACATCGTCATGTAAAAATGCCATTTCTCACCTCTATTATTCGCTGATGACTGTGCCGGTTTGCGCCGCCCGGCTAATCGTTCCAATTGGCGCGTCTCTGGCAACGGTGCCAATGCGCCCAGCGCTGGCCACCGTGCCAAATGTGTCCACAATAAAACTCACGCTGCTGGAGTGCGGGCTGCTCAATGTCGGTATGCCTGTCAATAAATCAGTGGCCGTCAGGCTGTGAATCTGGCCCAAAACGGCCGTATCCAACAGCGGTGTGCCGCTGTTGATGTAGTCAGCCACCAAAACGTGAATCTGGCCTAAAGCGGGTGAATCTAGCACCGGCTGACCCGTTGTCAGATCATCGGCCGTTAGCGGGTGAGCCTGCCCCAGCGCTGGGGAACTCAAAACAGGCTGGCCAGCCGTCAGGTCGTCAGGGGTCAGCGCGTGAACCTGGCCCAGCGTGGCGCTGCTGAGCGTTGGCGTACCGCTGGCTAAATCGGACGCTGTAAGGCCGTGAACCTGCCCAATTGCGGGAGAGTCCAGCAGCGGTACGCCGGTAGCTAAATCGTTGGCGGTCAGATTGTCAGTCCCCGCGCCGCCTGCCGTAAATTCAATGTGCAGCGCCGCCGGTGCCCCCGTCCCTTCCAGGCTGACCACGGCAAACGTACTGAGCGCGTCGCTGCGGCCGTCCATAAAAATGACGATGCCCGCGCCGTTGACCAGGCCGCCGTTATCGTCAACCAATTCCTGCAAGACGGAAACAATCGACGGCGAATTAACCGGGCTGGTGCCGATCCCCGTCGCCGTCCACTGCGCACTGGCGGCCGTGCGCGTCCGGCTGGTTACGTCGGCGTTGGTCACAAAATCCGGCGCGTCGGCGCTGTCCTCTGCGCTGATGTCCACATTCGGATCGTCCGCCGCCAGCGCATTGGCCTGCACTGTGATGTAAGCGGCGTCGATGGTGGCCCCGTTGGGGATTTCGGCCGTGAGCACAAATTCAAAGCCGCCAAAATAGACCCGGTTGGGCGTCCCGATTGCTGTGTGTGCCGTGCAGGTAACAACCGCCGCAGAATCCGAGAAATTATTCCCGGTGCTGTCTTCGTGCGCGTCGCTGTTGACGGTGAGGTCTAGTGTGGTCATCGGGGCACCAGGTAGGCCGGGCGGCGGGTGGCCGTCACTGTTGTTCTGATCACATTAGAGCTTCCCCCATCGTACCATCGCCAATAATTATTTGTTTCATCCACAGACACAACCAGCACCGACAATTCCGATCCGTCCATGCGCACGATCAGGCTCCCCGCTGGTGACGGCAAGTCGTTTTCTGGTGACCCGAACGTAATTGCCGATGTGTTGTACATTGCGGCTATCGGTTTCGGGTCCGTTAATAACCTATGCTCGACCCGGTATCCATAGTTATCAATTGCACCAACGCTACCCCCCCCAGGGACCGTGCCGGAACTGACACCGATGATCGAGGAGTTGCGATCCACACCCAGCATAATGATGTCATCTATATCAAATGTTCCCGATGCAGCGCTGGCAGTCACCCCCAGGATGCTGCTTTGAAAATCAACCGGAAGAGAAACAATGCCTAGCGGGACAATCTGACGGTCGGTATCGCCGCCGAAAATAGTTGCGGGTCGTGTTGCGCTTCTCAGATTGTATTGTGATGGATCCTGCCGAAAGACAATGCCGCGCATTGTAAAATTTGTTGTGGCCGAATTGTTTTTGCATACAACGAACATAAAAGCGCTGCAGCCCGCAAAACCGGCAGTGCTTACGTTGTGCGATGCAGTCAGTGCCTCGATGGTGCCAATGGGCGTATACCTGAGCACCGTGCCACCAAGGGCACGATTGCCGGCGTCCGCTACACTTGTAAACGGACTCAATGCCGACGGCTGCCAATGAACCAATTTGGACGGGTTAGAACAAAAGAGATAAAACGGCTCAAAATTTTGACTTGTTACCGTTCCGCTGGCCGTATCAATGTCTGCCAGCAATGACACAACCGCCCGCGCATCACTCCCGAAATCTATGGATGCTATATTGCCAACTTCTACGGCCGTTGCGCTACCACTCTCCTCATCCCCCAACCACTCCCCGCGCCGCTCCACTGGCAGCGTCACCGGATTCACCTCAAATACCTGCAAATTCTGATTAAACGTGACCGGTAGGCTCAGAATATCCGCCGCGTCCATAGGCGTGCCCAAAACGGCCGTTTGCAGTGGATTGGCCAGCGTCGTGCCATCAATCGCATAATTCAAAATCACGGCGTCAACGGCCGCGCCGTCCTTCCAATCCCGCGCCTGGTCCATTGCCGCCGCTAGCAGCTCTAAAAACTGTACGCAGTCGGCTGCACTCGCCCCAAACACCCGCAGCGGAATAGATTCCACCACGTCCTCATGGCGTTTGCCGCCCAGCACGCCGCGCCGTCGTTTGGCCACGCGCGGCCGCCAGCCGGGTAATAGTTGGATGTTTGCCCCGTTCAGGTCCAGCACACCGCCGGTAATGGCGCTGACGCCGGAAAGGTAGAGTTGTGTCGCCATAGTTAGCCTGTCCTTATGCGCACGTCGGCGCGGCGACCGCTGGTTGCCAGCTCCTCGCGGATTATGCCGCGCAGCCGGTCAACGGTTGGCGCGTCGGTGCCCCGTGCGTCGATGTTGATAGTTGTTGAAGAGCCGCCGCCGGATAGGGCAGGGGAGGAAACGGCCGTTGCGGTGGTCGTGGCGTTTATTTGCGGCTGCACCGTGGCAAAGGGCAACGTCATTTCGTTCACCAGGTCGGACACGCTGCGCTGAATCGGGGCCACGTCGCCCAGCCCCAGCGCCAGCCCCTCAGTGAACGGCTCACCAATTTGCAGCGCTGCCACTTTAGACGGCGAGTCAATTCCCAAGAACGCTTTCGCCGCATCTAGCGCCGCTTGTGCTGCGTTTTTCGCCGCCTCTGCAATGGCCCCGGCACCGGCCGTGATCGCCCCGGCAATGCCGTTGACAATGCCCCAGCCAACTTCGGCCCAATCCGTATCCTGGAATTTAGCGATCAGGTCAAGGATCAGCCCGGCGGCAATTTCGATAATTGTGTCTTTGATGGTTGTAAAAATCTCGCTAATTTTTGCCCACGCCGTATCCCATGCCGTTCGCAGGGTTTCGCCAAAGCCCTCCCAATCTCCCTCGAATGCCAGCTTGAACGCCGCGAACACTGTACTAATGACACTGGTTACCGTTTCGACAATGCCCTGAATAAACTCCCAGGCTGTCGCCGCCGCCGCCATGATGGTTTCGCCGTGCGTGGCCCAAAACGTTTGGATCGCGGTTGAAATTGTGGTGATGATGGTTTGGATGGTGGTAATTGCCGTATTCACCGCCGTCTGAATCCCCGTCCAAATCTCCCGAGCTTTGGCCATGATGGCCTCGCCGTTCTCAGCCCAGAACGCCTGCACACCCGCCATAACGGCCGTAATCACGCCGCGAATGAATTCCACCGCAGCGGCCGTTTTCTCCTGAATCCCGCCCCAATTCTGCTCCCAGGCCGTGCGTAGCAGGGCGACGATGGCAATCACGGCCACGATGGGCGCGGCAATGGCCAGAATGGAGAGGAGGAGGGAGCCGAGGATCGGGAGGATGACGCTGGCCAGGAGGATGCCCAGAGCAATCAGTACGTCTTTTATTTCCACATGGCTGGCAATCCAGGCGGCAATCGGTTCTATGAATTCGCCAATGCGGGCCACGACTTCCCGCAGGCCGTCGTTGAAGGCCCACACCGCCGCCAGCTGCTCTTCGGTGAGGAAATTATCAAGTGCCTCTTCGAGCGCGGCCAGGGGATCGCCGGTAGCTTGCAGGCCGCGCATGAATTCGCCGATGAAAAATGTAATGTTTTCAATCGCCGGAATTACGGCCGTATTCAGCACATTCTCGATCTTAGGCAGTGCGCCCTCGGCAAAGCTCACCACCGCATTGATAATCGGTTCCAGCGCCCCGCCGATCTGGATCAGCACGGCACTGCCAAATGCCTTAAACCGTTCGATGCTGCGACCGATGCCCCGATTCATGGTGTCATAGGCCGCGTCCGTGGCCCCGGTAGAATCGGCCATCTCATCCATTGCCGCCGATACCGCGTCGAAATTTGGCCCCGTCACGCCCAACACGGCGTTCATCGCCTCGACGCTGCCAAACAGATCCTTGAAATCCTGCTCAGGCATCGACTGGCGCAAATCCTCAAAAATGCCCGGCATGGATTCACCAGATTCGATCAGCTCAGCAAACGATTTTCCGGTCAAATCCTGAATGGCGTCACTCAGATTAGTACCGCTCTTGCTGGCCTCTACCATTGCTGAGCGTATTTGTGTCGTGGCTACGCTCGTAGGCGTGCCCTGCGCCGTCAACGTCGCCAGCTGCGCGGCCACGTCGCCAAACTCAACCCCGAGCGAGGCCGCCGTGGGGATGACATTAAACAGGCTGGAGGAGAGCTGATTGAAGTCCGTCTTACCGAGACGGACGGCCGTAAACATGATGTCGCTGGCTGATGCCGCGTCCACCACGTCGCTGCCGTAGGCATTCATCACGCTGGTGATGCCGTCTACGGCCGTTTCCAGCTCGGTAACACCGCCCACGGCCGCCTTTTGGGCAATCTCCAAAAATGAAAAAACATTGTCCTGGGGCACGCCTGCTGACAGGCTCTGGTACAACGCGGGCACTACTTTTTCGGGGAGTACGGCAAAATCTTTACTGAATTGCAGCACCTGCCCGCTCATGTCGTCCATGGCGTCCTGGGAGATGCCAGGCAGCAGGGTAAAGACTTCGTTCATCTGGCCTTGGAAATTGACAAACGCCAGGCCAGCGCCTACGGCCACCCCCGCCGCCGTTGTTGCTATCGCCAGGAGTGCCGTTGTTGCAATTGCCCCCGCCGCCTTAAAGCCGTCGCCAATCGTCTTGCCCACCCGATCCCGAAAAGACGACGCTTCTTTTTGCGCGTCGTTAAGCCCGCCGGTGTAATCGGCGGCGTCCAGGAGGAGGGAGACAAATAGCTTTTGAATTTCCATCGGTTTACTGTGGCTTATCCGGGAAACGGCCGCCCATTGCGGCAAAGCGCATCATGAGCGCCATTTCCATTTCTTGCAAAGACATTTCCTTACCCGTCTGCCGAAACTCCAGCAAAAACGCCTTAGCCGGTTTACTGGCTTTGCCCTTGCCCCGGTTCATGTTGTAGTTTTGCTCCAACAGCCGGGCAAAGTGCCAGTCGTTACGATCATCCCCAAACGGTTCTAACGACGAAAAAGCCGCCCAGCGGAGAAATTCGTCAACGGTCATTACGTCGCTTAATTCCTGCACCGTGCGGCCTCCGATTCCATACCTGACAAGTTTGTGAGCCAGCATCAGATTCTTGTTTTCGGTTAGTCTTTTTTTTCCTGCTCTGCTGCGTCCTCCGCCGTGCCGGAAATTTCACGCACCGTTTTAACGATTAAGTTTGTCACCGCATTGGCCATGCTGCCCAGCTTGGTTTCTATCTCGCTGTGCTTCATGCCTTCACCGCGCAGTACGTTATACAGGCTAGTCAGTTCGCTTTCTGGCCAGACGATGTACGACTCGCCGTCCTCTGGTAATTCAGCAAAGGCAGATTCAAGTAAACGGCCGTCCTGGCCATCAGTCACCAGGCACTCGATCATCATTTTCATTGGCGCATCTTTGGGCATACTGGCCAAATCCACATCCATAGATTTATCAGCATAGACGCGGGTTTTGCCTTTCGGCCCGATGGCGATCTTTTGCTGTTTCGCCGTGGAGAGGTCGCAAACATACACAATGCCGCTGTAGCCCACGTCGGCCAGGTCAATCCGGGCCACGCGCCGCTGTTCGGCCAGGTTGAGGAAATCGACGGCGCTTAATGTCACCTTTTCACTCATTCAGTTTCTCCAGCTGCGCCACCCAGCGGTCGAGCTGCCCGGCGACGTAGGCACAGGATTCGGCCGTTTTGCCGCCTTTGCTGCGCAGCATTTGCGCCGCCAGGGTCATGTGGTCAATAGCCGCGCCAATGAGGTTGCGCGGGGCGGCTTGCCCTGAGCTTGCCGAAGGGGTGGTTTCGGTTTTGGAAACGGCCGTTTCGTCGATAACCTCAGGTGGGGCCGTTTCCTCTTTCTTCTTAGCCATAATTTCCCCTTACAAAAGCTGTCCCCATTCCGGTGCACCGGTGGGGGAGAGGGTAATTTCACCCGTTACCAGATCTTCCATTGGCACACTGCCGGCGATGGTCATAATCCAGGCGCAAAACTCCATATAGGTTTGCTGCGGGTTCATCAGCACAATACGCCAATTTAGGATCGTTTTATTGGCCTTGATGCTGACCAGGGTAGACCACTGCGACCAGCGGAAATTCATTGAATAGCTGGTTTCGCCCAGCTCGGAGAGCGGGCTGGGAATATTTGTCTTGTAGCCGCCGTCGCTGTCGTTGCTGGTGGTGTCGATTTTGCCGGTGGCGTCCTCGGGGAAGTCTAAATCTTTGGTACCGCCAACGGTGGTCCACTGTGTAGCGATTACGTCGTAGTATTGGAGCAGCGCCCCAAACCCCACCAGTTCCTCTGGTGGGATACATGCTTCTGTCATGATCGCCTCCTATAGCGGAATAGCCAGAATGAAAACATCGACGGATTCGGGCGTGACGGTCAGATCTCGCCCGCCCAATGTCTGCTCCCAGCCGACGGGCTCAAAAATTCGGGCAGCGTAACCACCAATAGCGATGTCCAATTCGGTGATGGGCGCGGTACGGCCGTATGGGTCGTTGCTGCTGGCGATGGTCACCCACTGCGCGGCCACGTTATCGTTGCGGAACAGCAGCAGAATGCGACGGCCAGGAATAACGATCTTGTTGCCATTGGTGGGATCGCCTGCCGTCCAGGTAACGGCCGTCAACTGCGCGGCAGCTTCACTGACATACGGCCCGGCTACCTCTTGTGGAGCAACTGTTGTTAATGCCATTATGTTTACCTCACTTTTCGATATGGATTATGTAATCCGACATCACGCGCCAGAGTTCGGTTTCCGGCTCGTAAATTGATAATGTGTTGGCGCGCAAACTGACGAAAGTTCGCCCGCTCATGCCCGCCCGCTTGCCATCCAGCACGGCGCGGATCTTGCCATCCACCCGCCGCGCCTCTTGCTTGCTCTCTGCCCAGCTGTCAATCTGATAGCGCAGCTGGTGATAAGCCCCCACGCCCTCGGGTCCGGTGTGATCGCCCACGTCGCTGACATCGGTATACGTCACCGCTGGCAGCGTTTCCGCCTGGGGCAGGGGGGCGGGCGTCAGTCGGTCGCCAATCTCCTCACTCACCGCCGGGAATTGCAGCAGGTAGGCCGTGAGCTCCTCATCTAAATCGACAAAGGGAGAGAGGATCGTCATGGTGTGGCCAGTTCCTTCAGCACGTCAGCAATTTCGTTCACCGCCTTGCCTTTGTTTTCGTCATAGGCCGGGCGCAGGTAGGGCGTGCCCGGTTGTCGGCTGGTGCCAAATTCCTGAGCGGTCGCATACTCTACATTAGTGCCCACGCGGGCCTGGGCTTTTGCACCGCTACTGCTGACCTCAGTATGGATCGACCGGCGCAAATTGCCCGTTAGGACAGGCGCTTTGGCTTTGGCTGGGGTTTCAATCACCAGCCCGCCGGCGCGTAGAGCCGTGGCCAATTGCGCACCGCTGGCCTTAGTCTTCAGTCCCTTCAATGTGGCGCTCAATTGGTCCACGCCGGTAACTTTCGCGCCGCTGGCCATTAGTGGTTCACCTCTTCCAATTCCAGCTTCGTTTGCTGGCTTTGGCTGTCATGGTGCACGGCCACGATGTTGAGTGTTCTGGTTAGCCCGCTGGATACGGCCGTAACCACAACCGCCCGCTGGGTCACAACGATATCGGGGTAGTAGCCTTGCAGGTCAAGCACGTGGGTGGCCGTCTGCACCGTCAGCACCGTGCCCCGCTTTTCGGCAGCGGCCGCGCTGGCCAGAATGCCGGTGATGTTGGTCAAGGCGGCTGATACGGCCGTCCAGGTGTTGACGATCTCGCCATTGGCCTGGCGCGTTTGGGTCGATGCCTGAATCGTGACCGTGGCCGGGTAAAACCGGTCCAGACTGGCCAATAATTCGGGGTGCATGATGGTGTCTAAAACACCACCGCTGCCTAAACCGCCGTTACCCAGAGCCATTTCGTAGACCATCCTTGTACAAAAATTCACGATATTGGGCCGGGGTGTTGATTTGCTCCGCCCAATCGAAAGCGCCGTCGATTTCTTCCAGGTCAGCCTCTTCGCGGAGCTGAAGCGCCAATTTACGCAGCGCCTCCGCTTCGGCCGGGCCATCGGTACTCAAATCGAGGATGCGGATTTTCTTCTGAACCAAAACCTCGTTGCTGGCCATCACCAGCAGCGCTTGAGCCGCCGCGCGTTTGACGTTGCCGTCAAGCGCCATTGACAAAAAGGCACTGATGGCCTGGTCGTTGAAAATCTGCGAGGCATCGTCAATGTCGCTGATCAGCAGGCGCACTTTGGCCACGTCGGTGGAATAGTCGGTGATGGCTGCCATCTATTTGCCCACCTTAAAGTAGGTCAAAATCTGGTTAGCCGTTACCTTGCCTATGCCGGAAACGGCCGTTAAATCCTTGCCGGTCCGGGGCACATCTTCCAGCGCGTCGATACCCGCCGCCAACAGCGCATCCCGGCCGGGGAAGTCATCCGGCAAGGGGGTGTACTGCGGCGGCGCTGGCTCGCGCAGGTCAATCAGGCCGGTGTCATCCGCTGGCTGCGCCTGGGCCTGCTTTTTGAGCTGGTCCAGAATCGCAGCCAGGTAGAAATCGGTAGAAGACACCGGCCGGGGCAGCGGCTTGTCACTCATTGATTAGTTGCTCCCGTTGGAACCGACGGCCGAAAGATTTTCAATCGTGGTGCCGCCGTAAGCGATCAGCCCTTTATATTCCGTGGCCATGCTTTGGAAGTCGCCCACACCCTCGTCAAGTCCACCACCCACGCGCATCGTGTTCGGTGCCTTCTGATAAAGCGCTGGCTGCTCAAAGCCAGCCAGGAAGCGAACTTGCGCCGCCGGGCGTCCGCTGGCTGGATTGGCTACCAATGCCCAGGCGGTTGCCCCGTTGGTGGTGGCGATAATGGGGATGTAGGGGTCTTCAACGGCCGTCAAGCCCTGGACAATCCAGTTATTGACGCGCACTGTCTGGCCGGAAACACCGCCAACGGCCGTTACATCCACAGACAGTTGGTTGAATAAATTCTGCACAGTCACCCGCAGGCCGGGGCCGTGCACCAATCGCAGACCTTCAACCAGGATCGGCTCGCCTTCGCTGTCGGTAAAGCCCGCCAGGGTTTGGATAGCCGTACCGAGTGAGTCAATGGCCAGATCGGGGTTGCTGCTCAGCCGGTTACCGATGCCCGTGGTGAAAAACGTCGCGTCCACGCCGTTGGCGTCAAAAAGCAGGCCGGTGGCAAACTTGTTAATGGTGCGGCGTCCGCCACGTCCCAGAATGGCCGGAATCTCACTGAAGGCGTCCAGGTCGTCATTCATGATCAGCCGCCAGGACAGCCGCACGGCCTTGCCGAACAGCGCCGGGCTGATAGTGTGCCCAGATTCGGTGATGCTGGTATAGGTCAGGCCCTCTTCCTCGGTGATTTCGTCCCACTGTCCGTCACCGCCGTTGGTTTCGATCATGCGGGCGGTACGGAAATCGCGCAGCGGCCGTCCGACGCTAATGTACTGACGCCACACCTGCGGCACCTCCATGAAGCGCTGCAAAAGCATCCGATCCAACACGTCGCCGACCAGCAGCGGGAAATCGCTGGTGGTCATGGATTCGGAGATGCTAGAACCGAACATAGCTTCTGCCAGGTGGGTTTCGTGGGCCGTCATGGGTCGGAATACGCCAGGGTAGCGGGCATTGATTAGCGCAGCCATTTGGGGGGAAGAGGGATTCAGCGCCTCACGCACCATGTAGCTGCGCTCCACGCCGTTGACCACGTCGGCGATCAGCTGCGCGGCGCTGGCGATGCGGGATTCCCGCAGGGCATGGGCGCGGCGCTGTTGTTCGCTCATGCGCCGGATATGGGCCTCGCTAATGCGCTGGACTCTGGAAAAGCCCTCCACAAAATCAGCGGGGCTTTGGGTATAGTGATTTTTACTTAATTGCGTATCCATTAGCTCACACCTCGCAGCAGTACATCAATCTCGCCGGTGGCATTGGCTCCCAGCGTACCCAGGGCAATGCCAAAAACGGCGTCGGCGCTGGTGACCGTGTTGTTGATCGACGTTGCCGGTGAGCCGGTCGCCGTGTCGTGATAGTAAAGCACGTCACCAGGGGCAATGCCGCTGGCTTCGTTGTCATCCACATTGACCGTCCAGACCTGGCGGCGAAAATCGACCGTGGTCTCAGTCGCAGCGTTGCCGCCGTCACCTTCGTCAACCAGGGCAATGCCGCACAAAGCGCCAAGCCGTACGGGGTCGCCGCTGTCAGGCGCGGCGGGGTGGGTGGCCACCACCGGAAAAACAGGATGGGATCGTTTCAAATTGGTTGCCATCGTTATGCCTCCTGTACCGTGGCGTAGCCCATGCTGGCCAGCGCCTCATCGGCCCGCTTGCGGCTTTCGGCCAAATCGGGCAGCTGTTCGCCGCCAATGCTGCCGTCGGCGTTTTGACCGTTGCCGGTCACACGGCCGTCTTTACCCAGCAGCGCGGCAATCTCGGTTTGGGCCTCGGTAACGGCCGTTTCCACGCGGGTCTTGAAAGCGTCCTTATCCAGTGCGCCTTCTTTCACCGGTGGGTTAGCAGCCAGCGCCTTTTGCAGGCGGGCTTTCGTCACGTCGGGCAGTTCTGCCTCAGCCAGCTGCGAGGATACAAAATCACCAGCCTCGCGGAAAAGCAGCTGCTCACGCGCTTTGGCCAGTTCGGCTTCAGCGGTGGTTTTGGCCTCTTCGACTGCCTTCAGCGCGTCGCGGGCCTCTTTTAATTCTTGTTCGCTCATAGCATCCTCCGTGTTTGATTGACGGCCGTTGGCATTCGCAGCGAATGCCGCCGCCTCGCTCATATTTGATTCAACAGGTACGTACTTTGTTTGCACGACGACCTCAAAGGGCGCGTCGCTAGAAAGCAGCACATCGTTTTCAGTTGTGGTCATCCCCAGTTGGAATGTAGCCGAGCTTTTTTCGGTATTGAGTTCAAAAACCACCCAGCCGCCATCGACCGACCAATCGCGCGGCCAGATATAACGCTCTGGCCCGCCAAAGCGGTTTTTCAGCTTGTCATGAAGTCGGTCTCGTAAATCGTCATTTGAAAGGGCCTCTTGAATGCGAGCTGCCAGCCAGTGAGCCGCAGCCTCACTGGTTTCTTCACTATCCATCAGTGACAAAACGGCCGTCAGTTGCTCCAACGCCGCCTTCAATTTCGTTTCGTTGGCCTTGCTCAGCACCCGCCCGGCCTCGCTCAAAAATGCGTCAATGCCATTGGGTTGGGTAGGGGGTGGCAGCTTGCCCGCATTCGGGGCGCTCTCAAAAATGGAGACGATAGCCCCGCCCGCGCCGGGCACGGTCACAAAGTCCACCGATTTACCGGCGGCGATCTCTTGAATGATACGGCCGCTTTTACCCTCCGCTTCCCCGGTAGTGTGCCGACCCATGCCGCGAATGCTCACACCGATGTGCTCCCCGATTTCGTCAATGGCGCTGGCGTAGCCGGCAAACGGCCGTGCCTCAGCATACATGCCGGGGCCGTGGGGTCCGCCTTCAAGCCAGATAGGATCGGAAACGGTGACGGCAGCCAGATCGCGCAGATCGCCCTCGGGTCGCTCCATCTCCTCAGAGGGGGTGGCATGGTTCCACATCATATGAGTGCCCGCCGGGAAAACTTTGGGGATGTCGCGCTCTAAAACGTCGCGGGGGTAGTAGCCGCTGCTGCCCCAGCCGGGCTGGATCAGCTTCAGGCTAATGGTGCCATCACGCCGGACAGCACGTTCGGAGAGGGGAATAAATTCGGATAGTTGGTCGGCCATGCTGTAACGCTACAACAGAGGCCGGACAGTTTTTGACCGTTTGCGCTAGTAGGGGGAAATTGTGAGGGGGAGATCGGACTCCAGGATGCGCCAGACGCCCGTTTCGTCACGATAGATGGGCACGGCCCGGGAAACGGCCGTAAACAGCCGCCGTGCCGTGCGCTGGCTCACCTGTAAATTTTCGGCCACGTCAGCGGTAGAGAGTTCGCGGCCAGACACCAGCCAATAGGTGACAATGGCGGCGCGTTCGGTGGGGGTGGATTCGGTGATGTAGGTCATTTGGTGAGTAGGGAGGGGCTATCTCCTCATCATTTGTTCGCGGATATGCGCGTCAATAATACGCTTTAGGGGCGGGTTGTTTTCTACGTGGGTATTGATTGCGGTTATCGTTGTCCTAATCTCCCGCCGTATCGGCTCAAACGCCTTTAAGATTTTATCCGCCATTTCTTGAATTTCGGCAGTTACCGCCTCCCGCTCCTCCGGCGTCATGGAATCAAACCACTCGCGGACAAGCGCCTTTTTCATCAGAGGCGTTTGTGTGACCATAAGAATATCAATCATCTCGCTCAAGGTTGCCTTAATCATGCTTTTCTCCTGTACATGGTGGCGCAACGGCAGCCGGGGTCGCTGGGGAACGTCATGTCCCCGCTGGGGAACGGGTCATCTAACCCAATCCAGCCCGCCGCCGCGTTGTCTACGTGCGAGGGTCTCACCCTATCATCCCCGGCCGTCAATGCCTTCTTCTCCATCTTTAACCCGGCGTCTTTCAATTCACCCGCCGCCTGGAAATTGCCCTGTTCATAGGCCGATCCCAACTCGTACACCGCCACCCGCCGCGATCGCGGATTATCCCCGCCGGTGGCAAACTCAGTGAAGCGCTCGCCTATCGAATCGCTCAGCCGGTCATAGCTCCAGCCTTCATCAACCGCCTGGCTAATCATGCTGTTCAGGTAGCTGCGCGTGGTGTCGTTGATTTTCGTCACCTGCTCGGCCGCGTGTTGTTTGGCGTAGGCCACGGCGCGGGGGTTTTTCAGGTTCCAGGAGACGCCCAGCTCCTCTTGTTCGTCAGCGGCAATGCCCAGCCCGGCAATGAGATCGCCGCCGCCTAAGATGAGCATGTCGAGGATGGCGGCTTGCAGCGGGTCGGTAAGGTCGAGTTTGCTATCCCGCGCCGCCGCGTTCCAGAACGGTATCCAATCGGCGGGGTTGACGGCTTCGCGCAAAACGATAACGCGCCTGCGGTGGCCTGGTTGGTAAATGGCCGCCGTTTCCTTCACCGTTTCCGCGTTCTTATCAAACTTCTTTTTGAGCTGGCCCAGGCTGCGCAGGAACAAGCGCCCCTGTTTTTGGAAGGCTTTGGCAACGGCCGTTTCCAGCCGTTTACGCCGCTGCTCTACCAGTTTATCGCGGCGGATAGCGGCGTTGGCTTCCAGGAAGCGGGTGAGGGGGACGATTAAATCAGCTGTGACCATTGGCCCCCATCGCCTCCTTCAACTCCACCAGCAAATCAGAAACGGCCGTTACCTGCCGATTCCAAATCGCTTCACTGGTGGTTTCTTCCTCGGTTTCCTCTTCCTCACTATCGTCCTCTTCCTCATCCGCCGGGGCAGGGGGGGCACTCACCCGCGCCGCCATCTCATCCGCCCGCGCCTGGCGCTCTTCCTGCTCCTCTTGCCAGATACCCATCACGGCGTCAACATCGTCCACGCCCAACTCGGACAGCAAACGGCGTACGGCCGTTTCCAGCGGAATGCCCGCGCCCTCGCTGCGTCCGGCCAGCGTTTGCGCGTCAATGATCGCACTGATGGTCTCTTTGATGTCATGCTGAATAATCGACGGAAAGGCCACGGTTACAGTCGGGTCAATGTCATCATTCCAGGCCACGCGCTCATGCACCTGGTCGCCGTCTTTTTCCGGCACCATCCGTCCCAGGCTGCGCAGCGGGCCTTGTGGCGCTTTCACCGCCCACAGCAGTGCGTAGCCCATGATGTCACCCAGGACGCTTTTCCATAAAGCCTGCCGGTCCATGATGAGCAGCTCCGTTGGCCGGTCCAATGATTTAGCCGTAGCCAGGCTACCGACTGAGGCGTCCCCGAAGAAAGTCTCCGGGAATCCAAAATCCATGATTGCCATGAGCAGCAGGCGACGGCCGTCATCCGCGCTCATGGTAGCCCCGGCCGTGCGGAACGGTTGCAGATCCGTGCCCGCGCCGGAAATGAACGTCGAGCCGGTGACCGGCGGCGGGTTCGTTTCATCGCCCAGCCCGCCGCCCAGGGTGGTGTTCAGTTTGGCCTTAGCCGCTGCCACGCCGCGTTTGCCGCCCTGTACGGTGAGTTTGGCGGCCCAGCGAGCCAGCGCCTGCCACACCGAGGCTAATTGTTCCAGGAAGGATTTATAGGCCAGCGCCCAATCGTTGCCCGCGTAAAATTCCGATACTCCCCAGCGGCCCATCTTGTTTGTGGCCACGTGGTAGACCGGGGTATCCCAGTCGATACGGCCGTTCAGTCCGCCCAGCGCCGCCAGTTTTTCGGTAAAGCCGACTTTGGAGCGGGGTGTAAATTGCCAATCGGGGTAATAGACCGTGTGGGCCACCGTGCCGCCGTCTAGATTCCGCTGCGTCCACATCCGCTTGTAAAACCACGGCTCCCGCTTGTCCTCTGGGTTGCAAATGATGTCGTCAATTTCCTGGGGGTCTATGGTGCTAAGACGGATACGGCCGTTTATCTGGTTGATGTGGAAGCGGAAGAAGAGATTCCCATCCTGCTGCAAATCCGTTTCCCGCTCGCCCCGTGCCTGGTGGCCGGTCAATTCGGCCCGGTTGCGTTCATCGTCCAAAAATGCCTGCACCGTGGCGTTGATGGTTTCGTCAGCGGCCGAAATGTTAACGCCCTGGGCCCAGACGTACAGCCTCTGGATTTTGACCCCGCGCTTGATGATTGGATTTTTCAGGCGCATGATCCGGGATAGTTCCGTGATTTGCCGCAGGCCCGCGCGGGTAAACTCTTGATCGGCCTGCATACTCATCATCCGCCATTCGGTGCTGTAGAGCACTTGCTCCAGACGTTGCAGAGATTCGGTGAGCTGCCAGATTTGGCCGCTTTGAGAAACGGCCGTTTCCTGCAGGCTGCTCAGCTTGCCGCCGGTGAGCCGGTCGGCTATGGTTTCGGTTATTGTTGTCATTCAATCCTCCTAATACGGCGAAATCTCCGCCGGTTCCTCATCAATCAAAACGCCGCTGTAACTCGGCTCTTCCATTTCCATGACGCCCTGCCAGGCCAATGCCAGCGCCATCACCGTGTCATCATGCATACCCGACGGGGCGCTGTAACGCAGCATCCCCGACGGCAGCCGCTCCATTTCGTAGGCTTGCAGCTCGCCGATTAAAATAACATCATTCAGCACTTCGATCTCGCCGCGCTCAAAGGCCATCGCCAGTTCGTCAATGGCGCGGGTTTTGGTGGCGTTGGTCGTGGTGAAGGGAAGAACGGGCAAGCCCTGGCGTTGCAGCTGCTCTATAATGGGATCGCCCATGCTGTTACGCTCGGCCACAATGCCCACGGGCTTGAACTTCTCCGCCAGCGCCGCCAGCCTGCCTACCTGTACATGATAATCAATCTGGTTGAAGCGGTCGATATAGGCCATGCGCTTCATTTTGGCATCCATCACCGCAATGACGGTGAAGTCATTCATCTTGCCCCAATCGACACCAAATACATACGGCCCTGGTCCTGGCTTCTCCTCGGGAACGGCCGTTGCTGCATCCATCACCCGCCGGAATACGCCGCCCGCATCCTCCAGAAATTGCGCCATCACCTCCTGATTGTAAACCAATTCAGGCATGGATAGGCGCATGGCTTCGATTTCTCGGGGGGCGATGAACGGGTTGGCGTGCGTCGGCATCTGCCAGCTGGCCCACTCTGGCTGTAGTTCGTCTTGCCCCCACTGGTACATCTGCCAGAAGCCATTACGGCCTTTGGGTGTGGACAGGAACCAGGCATCACCCTGGTAATCTGCCAGGGTGGAACGCAGCACGATTTGCCAATGGTCCATTAACGCCTTGACTATTGCCGCCTCATCCACAATGATGCGCTTGTATTCACGGCCGCGCCCGGCGTTGATGTCATCCAATGACCAGAACTCCAGCAAGCCGCCGGTGACAAATTCAATCCGGCGCTCCTGGGCATTTTTGCGCTTTTCGATGGGCTGGAAGATGATCGACGCTTCACGCCACACTTCCAGCAACAGTTTGTAAGTGGGGGAGAACCAGCCGACGGGATAGGACAGGACGGCCGGATCGGCGGCACGGTCTAGGCCCAGCTGCGTTTTGCCAAAGCGACGGCCGCAGTCCACTACGTTGAACCGGGCGGCCTCGCTAATGACGCGGGCCTGGGCGGCGTGCGGTTTAGGCAGGGTTATCGTCAGTTTCGGCATATCTAACCACTACCTCCAATTTGTCGCCGCCGGTGGTGATGTCCTGCTTATCCACCAGATCCCCGGTAAGCGTGAAATAAGTCCGCTGCGACTGGGCAAACTGCCCGTGCTCCTTATCCGTCACCACCTGACCCAGCGCCTCCACCGCGCCCAGCCGATAGCGGCCCAGGATTCGGGTAAACGTCATCTGCTGCCCGGTGGCGGCGAATTCGGCGTGCTCCTCCTGGTATTTGCGGATGGTGCGGGCAGACACGCCCAGCAGTTCGGCAAACTCCTTTTGCTTGTCAGGCAAGCCAAC